AATATTAGAACGTGGGCGAGCTAGGCTCCGGCGTAGCTAAGGCTGCTGCGTAGCGTAGTGATGGTACCTACCCTCCCAGGGGTATGATCCCCGTGTCGAAAATAGACACCGGAATCAGCCAGTTTGGGGGTTCCGGTGAGTTTTAGGAGAGAGACGGTCACCTTTTTCAGCGCATTACCACGCGCCTTCCAGACACAGACTTAGGGGTATTTTCGGGATGCGGGATTTATTTCTCTCTCCGAGGCACCGATATATCGGTGCCTCAATTGGGGTCTCATTTACCTATTGGTGCCTCCAAAATTCACCCCTTGGGTTAATTTTATTCACATTTACTGCGCAGTAATTAATGATTAATTACTGTGTACGGACTTTCTACAATTTCATGTACGACCCTCGTAGTTTAGTTTTGTGTTTTCTTTTTTTTGCTCATGTGTCTTCCTTTGTTTGTTTTTGCCTGCTTTGTCGCTGCGCTCCCAGAGTTTCTCAAGAGATTTCTGTTTGTGCTCATGTTTGTGTTTTCCTTTCATGTTTTCTTTTTTTTCATTTTTGAGTGCGGAATTCTTTCATTCTTAGTTTTCTTTTCCTTTTCTTTCTTCTTTTATTTTTTTCTACATAATCCTTTCATGATTAAGTTTTCTTTTTTTCCTTTTTTCTTGACGATGATTGATAGTCATGTAACTATCAACCATATGTATCTCCACTCAAATTCATATGATAATTATTGCACCACGTATATGAATTATGTCCATATATCTGGATATATGGACAACTATTTAAGCCGACTAGACTCATGTATAGTTCATATTTACATGCATGACGATCAAGTATAATAACGAGAGGGGGATGGAGTTTACCATCAACGTGAAGATCACGAACGACAATTCACTCATGGTTCATGTGGATTTGACATCCACACGGTCACCGGCACTAGCCAAAGCCAAATTCAGGATCCCATACGGCCATCATGGGTTCGTAGGTCCATTTGACTTCAACAGCATCGAGGAAGGGATATGTCACCTACTAATGCTCATGTACAAAGACTCAACCATAAGAGAGTTCCGGCGTGAAGACATGGTTGAGAGTATTGATATGCTAATGATGAACGAGGCTCCAGTAGTTAACATCGACGTAATAGGGGAATACGATATGGATATAAATGCACATGTATGATACATGTACAAAATGTATTTGTAGAACGTATTAATAAAATGTTATGTTTCATATATTTTTGGAGTCCAATAACAGAGCCCAATAATAGAGGCCCATAAAATTAAGGCCCAATTGCATTGCCCAGGTCCATATTTCTTCTTTTGGATATAGTGGGACCCACCTCAGACGCCAAAGACCCCGCTCGCCCACGGT